CTAAATTATAATAAATTTCATAGAGTATTGAATTGATATATTCTGGGTAAAGCTCTTGTAGGAGTTCTAAATCAGCAGAGAATTCAGATATAGGTTCTATTGAAGTCAAAGAACACTTCTCTGTTGTGGAGCTTACACGAAATCCTGATGCAGAGTAAGGGATAATGGTTAGTAAAGCCAGAGTGGATGAAGATACCTTTGTATTTAACCTTCTTAAAGTCCTAACTGCAAGAAAAGTATTTATAACATTCATAGACTCTATGGGCCCACCAGATTTAATCACGGAACTACATTGAGAGTTCCATAAATCAATCTTATCAGAAGTTGTTTCAACACCAGGAGTTATCTTCCTCTTTCCTATAGAAGTTATCTCCTTGACCCATGTAGGTATTAGGGTACCCTTCTCACCGTACACTCCGAGGTATTCCATAAGCTCATATGATGCTACTGTCTTATCCAAATGGAAGATCAATCCGTAATCTTTGAATATTTTCTGTATTTTAAGTACTTTCAATCTCACTTCAGCTTGAGATCCTGAGATATATAATCTTAATAAACCATCATCACTATAAACAGCTAAAACTCCTTGTACTCCAGTAGTTTCAGTTGCTATGTCAACTATTATACGCATAGCTAAAGTCCATAGGAAATTTAGGAATCCCTCAAATCCACCTTTAACTCCTGCTTTATAGCCTAAGAATCCCCTAGTGTTATGATAAACTATTGAAGCCCTAAAGAATACATCTATTCTACTCATCCAATCTTCACCTGATAATTCACTTAATATCTTACCAAGGATTCTAATTAAAGACATAGGGAATTTCTTTGAGAATTCGCTCATGTCAAAGGATATATATAATGTATTAACATCACCTTCATCAGTTTTTACAAAACCACTATAAGAATGTAACATTGATTCTAATTCTTTTCTCCTTGCCCTATATGACTTCACGATAGAGACTCCACTTGCCTTACTAATCACTTTTTTAGTGAACCTTTCACATACCTGAGTCATAATCTTGAGACTTTGTTCTGCCATGTAAAAAAGTCTAGTAACTTCTTTATGGACTTCACCTAGTTTTGGTTCAGTAGCAACTATGTACGAGGCATTGTTATTACTTAAAATGAAATCATGTAA